CCTCCGGATGAAGAGGGAGAAAGTAATGCGAAATATGAATACGACGTTGTCTCAGTTCCACCTGAATTACAAGACGTTGAACATTCTGATGAAGAAGGTGTTGAATTTGAATATATGATCGGAGAAATCTTAGTTAAACTATTGTGGGATAGACACATAGAAACATTAAAAGAAGAAAATAAGGAGATTAAAACTAATGACGGGATCGTTGGAGAGGATAGAGAGACTGATACTATCACATTTAATACACAATGAGAATTTTTCACGTAAAGTCGTTCCCTATGTAAAAGCTGAATATTTTGAAGATACATCTGAAAGGATGGTCTTTAAATTAATACAAGAATATATTTTAAAGCATAACGATCTTCCTACCAAACAAAGTTTATCAATCGATCTAGATCAGCTAGATGGTGTTCATGAAAGTGACTATACTAAATCTAGTGAAATAATCCATTCCTTAAATAAGCCAGAGAGTACAGATATCACACCTTGGCTTGTAGAACAATCAGAAACATTTTGTCAAGATAAAGCAATATATAATGCTGTAGTAAATGCTATTGCTATTCTTGAAGGTAATGAAAAGACACATCTTTCTAAAGGAGCAATTCCTACTGTCTTATCAGATGCATTGGCTGTTTCATTCGATCCACATGTCGGTCATGATTTTATTGAAGACGCTGAAAATAGATTTGAATTTTATCATAGGGTAGAAGAAAAACTTGAGTATGATCTTGAGATGTTTAATAAGATCACTAAAGGCGGGTTACCTAAGAAGACTTTAAATATTTGTTTAGCAGGCACCGGTGTAGGTAAATCTTTATTCATGTGTCATCAAGCGGCCGCGGCACTTTCAGTTAATAAAAATGTATTGTATATTACGTTGGAGATGGCTGAAGAAAGGATCGCTGAAAGAATAGATGCAAATCTTTTAGATATTCCTATGAGTCAATTAGAAGAAATTCCAAGAGATATGTATAAAAAGAAAATTGATAAGCTCAAAGGGAAAACTAAAGGTAAGGTGATTATTAAGGAATATCCTACTGCATCTGCCAGTGCTATGCATTTTAAAAACTTATTAGGTGAATTAAACTTGAAACGTAATTTCGTTCCTGATATAATATTCATAGATTATTTGAATATATGTACTTCTTCTAGAATAAAGGCGGGGGCTAATGTTAATTCGTACACCTATATTAAATCCATTGCAGAAGAACTGAGAGGATTAGCTGTAGAATATGATGTACCAATTGTATCCGCAACTCAAACAACAAGAACAGGATTTACAAGTACCGATATTGGATTAGAAGATACTTCTGAGAGTTTTGGTTTACCAGCAACGGCTGATTTTATGTTTGCACTTATATCTTCTGAGGAAATGGAAGAATTGAATCAATTGCTTGTAAAACAATTAAAAAACAGATATAATGATCCTACATCATATAGAAAGTTCATAATAGGAGTAGATAGAAGTAAAATGAGATTGTATGATGTAGAACAAAAAGCTCAGGAGGATATATCAGATAGCGGACAAGATGATGAACCATTATTTGATACATCCACAGGTAATAGGATGAGAAACAAAGCAGACTTCGGTGGATTTCAATATGAATGATTTAGAATTTGTTAAAGCCTCATTAAGTTGTTTAGACCCGGTTTTTAAAGAATTTAAAAAAGCTTATAATTTGAAATCTAATCGTTATATTAGAAATTGGCATGCATGTGCTAATAAAATGGAAAGTCTTTTGGAAAAGGATTTGGGGTTCTCATGTTACGTTACCATACGAAAAGATAAAGATCATGCATTATATGATATGACTTTTGATGGCGCAGCCAATGTTCCGGAAGAACATTTTTCAGAATCAGAATTGGAGATAACAGTTAACCTATCTCCAGAGATGTATACACAGCAATTATTTGTACCAGAATCAACTTGGAAAAAATATAAACAACATTTCACACTTACCTTTATACATGAACTAACACATTCTTTACAATTCGATAACGGAGACACACAAAATGATTATGAGGATTATTTTTCTAGCCCGTTTGAAATAGATGCATATAGTTCAGAATTAGCCTTCGATATGTTTCTTTATGCCAAGCCAAAAACACAATGTGAGGCATTTATGAGATATTCTAAAATAAAAGACCGAAAAATATTTGAAAAGTTCACGAATCTAACCGAAAAGAAATACGGTTATCTTAAAAATAATAAATAAGATCATACTACTTTTTTGAGGAGAAACTAATGGACAATATAAAGAATTTGCACGAAACTGCCAACGAAGTTCTAGCAGAAGCTGCCGTAAGTCAGTTAGCTGTAAAATCAATGGAAGACGTTGCTAAACGTGCAAACAGTATTGCGAGATGGGCTCGTAATAATGCCGACATGGAAAGTTCCGATACCAAGACACTCAAAGCTATGGCCAAAGAAGTTCAGAAATTAATGGACAAATGGGTAAAAGGTTCTTGGGAAATGAAACATCTATAAGAGGTTAAATGAGAAGATTCAAGACATATCTTACTGTAGAACATATTAAAGAAAATCAGCGTATCAGTGAAATGATAGATCTGATCCGAGAGTATATTGAAAAATTCGTTGATCTAAACGAAGATACAGAATATTATGAAAGGATTAAGAATATGTTACCACGAATGCAAAAAATGGATAAAGATAGAGTCAAAGCGATTTATCAATCTATTAGTGCTCCTATGCTTAGAGAAACTTGTAGAGAGTTATTTAAAGATCATGATATGGATCCGAATTCAGATTCTAAAGCGGCTATTGCTGCAGATCAATTATATCAAAAAATATTAGATAGTACAGATGAACCCGGATTCGGAATAGCCTTAGTTAAACAAATGCAAAATGGTCAAGCCATTAATACAAAAGGATTAATGGAAGATGCACAAAAGAAATTTATTGAAATGGATAGCCCAGCATATATTGATGCAAAAGGTGCTGCTAAACCATTACTAGAAAAAATTTATAAGTGGTTTTGGTCTTGGGAACCAGCAATGGGTGGTAGAGCTGTAGGTGGTGGAGAGATGGCACTTATATTATGTCATATTGGTGGAAGGAAGGGTGGAGAAAAAGGAACGGGTGGTGATGTTCATTGGCCAAAGGAAAAGATGATGATTGAAATGAAAAAAGCAGGAAGTGCCGGAGCCGGTTGGGGAGGAGACTCCAATTTTAAAACCGCATTTGCATATTTTAAAAACCAATGCGAGGATGCAGGATTGAGTTTGACCGATGACGAATACAAAGAATTAGGGTTAGGTAAAAAGTTCAAGAAAGGAGAAGGTGGTGGTTCTATGGCAGCAGAAAAATTAGCCGCGTCATTGAATGAAGCTTCTATACTGCTTTCTACAGCACCAAAGAAAATGTCGGATGTTGATATTAATAGTATGTGGGATACTATTTGTGAAATGTGCACATCATATAAAGGAACCCTAAAATTCAAGTGTGTTAAGCAAGGTAAAACAAACGTTAATGATTTTATGCATACTTGGGTTGCAAATGGTATAGACGCATATGCTGCTAAAGAAGGACATAATGTTATATTTTTATTTAATCCACAAACTTTGAAGGGCGGTGCAATTGCAGGGAAAGCCGGCGCAGCAGGCGCAAAGTTTTATCAATTACAATCAGGCAATAAAGGACCATTTGATTATGATTGGGATGTGTCTTGGACTCAGATGGGTTATCACCAATATGTGCCGAGATTACAATTAATAGATAAAGGATATTCTCAAATTACTCCAAATTTAAATCTTGCAGATGTTAAAGTAAGAGCAGCGATGTCACCTTATCTTTCATCTATTAAAGCATATACAACCGACTCAAAAGGTGAGGCAAGAAAGGCGCTGCCGGGTGGAGCATTTACAGCTGTTCTTAAGAAACTGAAGCCCATCATCGGAGTTACGAATCACAATACCGATAAAAACAAAATAGCAATTGTTAAAGCTTTAGACTCATATTATAAAGGTGATAACACCAAAGCTGGAAGACTTTCTCCAAAGGGAGGATTTACAGGTTTAACAAATAGTCAATTATCCCAGAATGAAAAAACAGCAATTAAAACGGCCATAGATAACTTTAAGAAAATATTAGAAATAAAGTAATTTGATGAAATCTTATAAGCAGTTTCTTGTAGAAGCTTCAGGAAAAAATCTTCATATGGAACATCTCGAAGATGAGGTGTTGAATGGTGGTGTTAATGGTACTAGAGGTGCTATTAATTTTTTAAGATCACTAAGAGATATGTTGGCTGGTAATAATAGAGAAGCTGTTAATGTTACAGTTAAATGGGATGGTGCACCCGCTATATGCGCAGGCATTCATCCTAATGGTAAATTCTTCGTTGATTATAAATCGATGAGGCGTCCATGTTTTACTCAATCGGACATAGACGAACACTTTGTTGGAAGTCCACTTCATCCTAAAATGAGTGCTTTATTAGAACACTTACCTAAGTTAAATATTCCAGGTAATATTTTTCAAGGCGATGTTCTTTGGACCACCAATAAAGAAAAGAAGATACAGACAATTGATAATGAAAAGAGTATTACTTTTACACCTAATACTATAACATATGCGGTTCCTTTAAATACTGAATTGGCTAAACAAATTATTGCCGCAGAAGTTGGGATTGTTTTTCATACAACATATAGAACAGCGGGGCAAGAAGACTTAACTGATCTTAAAGCTGAATTTGGAGCAGATATAAATCAATGGTCATCACATAAAGATGTTTGGGCAGTTAATGCCGACTTTACTGATTTAAGTGGGACCGCGACATTTACTGAATCAGATACTACCAAAGTTACTAAAATGCTTTCCGAATTAGGAAAAGATTTTAATAAAGTTAATGGAAGATTTTTAGATAATATATCAAAAGATAATATTATTAGAACGCACATTAAAACTTTCATGAACACAAAAGTTAGAGAAGGCGAATTTGTTGACAATTATAAAAAATCAGCAAAAGATTGTGTTAAATGGATTGAGAATAAAATGCAGAAAGAGGTTGGGAAGTTAAAGTCTGAAAGAGGTAGGCAAAGAAAACAAATGACTGTTGATGGATATATGAAAACCTTAAACGGTTCCATGGATCAAATAGAGATCATATTTCGATTAATGTCATTAATAAACAATATAAAACTTTTTATAGTTGAGAAGTTAGAAGAAGTCAAAGGTATAACAAAAACCTTTATAAGAACACCATATGGTTATAAAGTAACTAAGCCAGAAGGTTTTGTAGCTATTGATACTTTTGATAATCAAAAGGGTTTAAAATTAGTTAACCGGATGGAATTTAGTAGAATAAATTTCACCGCAGAAAAGGATTGGGACCAATGAGACCTATTTTTACAAAACAATCTGAACCATTAGAAGAGGGATCTCAATGGTCAGAAAAATTAACAGATGCTCTGATGGAATGCATTGAAAAAAGTCCAGATCGGTATAAAAATAAATTAGCC